AGATGCATAAAAAACTTGTTCAGCTTTTTTCTTACCATAAGTCTTTTTCATAGACTTCATGATTTTTTTACCTTTAGATGTAAGAGGCATTATCTATTGATTTTGCCTTTTTTCTTCATCTTGCTACCAAACTTACCATAAGACTCATCTCTTGAAGCTTTTAATTGCTTCTTCGTTCTTTTCTTTTTGATTCTCATAGCAATAGATTCATCTTTTCTAGCTTTGTAGCCTTGTTTCTTCTTACCAACTTTGCCGCCTTTTTTCATAGCGCCTCTATCCATAAGTTCAGTTGGCATTCTTTTTGATTTCATATTCATACCTTGACCTCTTGAATACATCATATCTCCAGTTCTGCCACCCATACCGCCACCAGCTCTTTTTACTCTGCCGCCAACTTTCATTCCTCTTGGTTGAGCGACTTGTTTATTATATCTTGGATTTGCCATTATTTTTTTCCTCCATTCCTAAATATTTGTGTACCCTTTATTCCATATATGCTCGCGACGACAAGGATCCACAAGTTTGTAAACCACGAAGGAAGCGTAGAAAAATATTCAAAGAATAATTTTACTTTGTCCATCGCGGTTGGATCGTCACTCACAACTGCCCAAGCAAGCACCACTATCGGCGCGCTGAGAATTAATAAAACTGCCTCGTCTTTCCAATCTGATTGACGAGCCTCTAAAAGTTTACCTTGGTAAGCTTCTTTACCTTCAGCCATACGAGAAGCGTGCATAAGTTGTGCTTCTGACATTGCCATTTTAGTCTTCTGCTTGTTAGCATAAATTTTACTTCCAGCAGAGACGGCTAATTTAATCGCCGATAACCACATAATTTAGTACCAAGTTGCTTTAACAGGTTTTTTGTCTGGTCTCATTCTTTTTGTACCTCTAACATCAACAGTTTGTGATGTTACAGGATCTGTCATTTCAACAGGAATGCCACCTTGTTGCTCACCTTTTGAGTTTGCACCAAGTTCAGGAACAACTTTTACATTGTTAGCACCGTTTTTTGTTTTTCTAACCATAGTTTTCTCCTTAGTTATAATTTATACCTTTTTCTTTGGAAAGTTTCTACCGAAATCGTGAATTTTACTTGCATCAGCCATTTGTTGTTTAGCTAAAGACACACCAGCACGCAAACCAGCAAGATTTTCTGCTTGTTCAAGTTTTTGTTCTTGAATATCTTGGTTCATCATCGCTCTCATCTTATCAAGATCTAATCTTTCTTGTCCCTCTTCCTCTTTTCTTTGATTTTCTTGTGCTCGAAGGTCAATTTCTCTACCTTTTAGTCTTAATAATGGATCTCCACCAAACTCACCCATAATTTTTTCTTCTTCTTTAGCAAAATCTTCCTGCATTTCTGCAATTAGCTTCGCTTTTCGTGATTCTATTTGGTTTGTAATCTGTTGTAGACGTTGTTGTGACTGCATCATCTGTGGATTTTGCATCATACCAGCTGCCATTGCAGGATTTTGTGCTCCCATTGCTTGCATTTGTTGTTGAATCATCTGTGCTTCTTGTAATTCTTCAACAAATTCTAATTGTACTTGCTCTTGAGCCATTAAACTAATGTGTTCTAAAATATTTTTTTGTAAAGATGCCATAGCCGCTGGATTATTTTGTGTTTGGTTTAATCTCATAAAGTTTAAATGCGCATCAATATGTGCTTTGTGGTCTTGACCAGGAAAAGCTTGAAAAGGTTTTGCTGACATTGCCATAATATGTTCTAACGCTGGGTCCATCGGCATAGATGGTGCCGGTGGTGGTAATATTGCATTTACATTTTTTACTCCTAGCGCATCATACATAGATCTATATGCTTGATATAGATTGTGTATACGAGGATTTGATTGCGCCAGTTGTAATTGTGATTGAGCTAAAGATATTCTTTGTGTCTGTGAGAAGATGTTTGGATCTGCTACAGGTAGAATATCTACTCTATCATCAAAATCTTGCATTTTAATTTCACGTCTAGCTCCTGGTACATCGTATGGATATACTGGTGGTAGATACGTTTTAAATACTTCTGCTAATAATTTAAATTCTTGTTTTAGTCCGACATATAATCTTTTATGTATAGCTGACATTACCCGCGATCCACGCTCCAGTAACGCGACTGTTGTACCAACGGCAGCGGCTTGATTCATATCACCCACTTGTGCATCAGCGATGCTCGCGAATCGTTGGCCCGCTGATACAACAACTCCCATTAATTGTAGAAGTGTTGCATCAGGACCTTTAAAGGGTAGAGTCATAAACTGATCTTTGATGTTGCCACCAGGAGCGTCTACGTCTCTGAACTCACCAGGTTGTAAAGGTTGAGCGTCATCTCTGACTCTTATACCTCTAGATTTAAAACCAGCTGGTAAGTTAGCTAAAGTACCTGCATCTAACAACTGTCTTAAAGCTGCTGTTGCAGTTCTAGTTAATCCACCAATCATGTGAATTAAACCAAAACCATAAAATCCTGTGCCAGGTAAAAATTTAAATTGCACAAAATAATTTATTTTTCTTTTTAATTTATCATCTGCATTAAAATTTCTTCTAATAGATAATATTTTGTTTCCAACTTGTGATACAGTTACAATGTATGGAAGTTTTATTCCTGTAGGTTCTCCATCGGTTCCTAAATCTTCATAACCCTCCAGATCTAAATTGGTATGTATCTCATAAAGAGTATATTGATCCTCTTGACCATCTTTTGAGATGCCCTCTAATTCTAATTTTTTATCTTCTAATTGATTCTCTGTAACAGGTGGTGATCCTAATTCTATATCTCTATAAAATCCTGCTACCTGTTGTTTACGTAATTCATTTTCAGAAATTTTTATCACATGAATAATGGCTTCTGCATCCTCTAAACTATTTGCCGAATATGGAACAATCAAATCATCTGCAGGCACAAACTTAGATACGGCTCTACCCAAGAGGGAATCATAATATACTTTTTTAAAGGTAGAGCCGCTAAGAGGGAGATAAAAAAGCATCTGATCAAACTCGGGTTCGTATTCCTTCATCTGATCCATGATTTGATAATTCATAAAATCTTTTACACGTTTAGCCTGCTCTTCTTTGGCCACGTTCGCATCACCCATTATCTGAGTTCTCACTGGTCCTTCAGCAGGTAATAATTCTTTGTATGCTTGTGCTTGAAACTGTGTGACTGCTTCTGCAAGAACAGGATGGTTTACACCACTTGCTCCTCTAAAAGGTTCTGTTCTTCTTTCATATTTAAAACCTAAAAGTTCTAAACCATTTCTATATGTGTCTTCCCAATCACCACGTGATTCTTTGTATTCGTTGTACTGATCTACCATTTTAGAACCTAACGGCTCTAAAACCTGCTCACCTAAAAAATCTGCTAGGTTTTCAAAATGATCTTGACCACCTTCTTCTACTACAGCTCTTGGGTCAAATGCGATCTCCGCACCACCCTCTTCGTCCATAGTAACTTCGATGTTACCTTGTTGATTCTTCTTTTCAATAATCTCTTCCCTTGCCTCTACTAATTCTTCTTGTTTTGGAACCTCTACAACAGTTTCTGAAATGTTAGGAAGCGGTTTGTCTATCGTGGCCATTATTATCCCTCTTTATTTTTAGCTAATATTCCCTTGTTTCTCATCATAGCAGGTGGTTTAATCTTTGTCAATTTGGGCTCATCTATGTTTACAGGGTCTGGATGAGTAGCAGTCCAGAACAATAACTCAGGCTGAGTAACCTTCATTTCGTTTTTAGTGTCTACAATAGCCCCTCTAATTGGATCGTATTTTATTTCCATTATCTTTTATTCCTGAACATTGTAGCGAGGCCGCCGTCTCTGTAATAATCTGTTTTTTCTGCAGCTTCATTGTAACCATATGCAGAACCACCATAAACATCACCACCAGTGGTTCTCACATTACCACCCCCACCACCAGGAGTTCCACCACCAAAATCAGAATCAGATGTAATATTGTATCTTGCCATCTCTGCAGCTATCGCTGCTTCTTTAGCAGCTGCTTCTTTAGCAGCTGCTTCTTTTATTTCTCTTTGTCTATCAGCTTCTTTTTTAGCCGCGTCTTGTATAAATTTATTTCTGTCTTTTGCTATATTTATACTTCTAAGTTGTTTAATTAAGTTTGTAGTTTTATTAGTACCAGGCATAATCGCTCTTGAATTAATATCAGCTAATTGTTCATCGGATAAAGTGCCCTCAAGAATTCCTTTTATTTCATTAACACCTAAATTATATTTATCTTTTAGTGTTTCAGAAATAGTACCTATTCTTTTATCAAAACTTTCATCGGTCAGTTTATTTAAATTATAACCAGCCATTACATTTTCTGGATCTTGATAGTTACCAGTGTTGACTATTCTACCTATATCATCAACAGCTACACCCATATTACCGGCAATGTTTTCTGCAATTACTCTTTGATTAACTGGAAATAAACTTTTTATAGTCGTAAGACCTTGTTTAGCTAATCCAAAAGGAGTCATCATAGACATTCCTTTTACTAATGGAAAGTTCATAGCTTGTCCAATTCCTGATTTTAATTTACCACCTAAAGTTTGTTTGCCCGGACTTAAATCAACATCAGGCATGTCTCCGTAATAAGCACCTTGTAAACTCATTTCATCTGCAAATGGATCTTCAATGCCCATTGCTTTTAATCCTTGATTTCTTTGATATGCTTCAAACGCTGCACCTACTCTTGGATCTTTTTTAACAGGTCTAATCATGGGTTTATCATCACCACCTTGATAGCCTAGTGTTTGACTTGCTTGTGGTGGTGGTGTTCCTGAGTCTGAACCTGGTGGTGTATACAATCCACGTTCCGTTAATGCATTTGCAATCTCTTGATCACTAAAACCATACGCATTCATAGAATTGTAGATGTTTAATGCAGTGCCCTCTAATGCCGGACCGCCCATAAACAATCCGACTCGGCCGCCGTCTGCATAAGGAGAAATTCCTCCTTGTGTTACAATGTTTTCTAGTTCATCTTCTATCGCTATGTCTTTTCCATATTTAATTGCGTTAGATATTAACCTTGCTTTGTTTAATTTATCGAGCACTCCTGGAAAAGCAGTATTTATGCCTCCAGTTAAAACTGCTCCTCCTAATGTTTGAACAGCAGGATTGGTTACAAATGATTTTACTTTTTCTTTAAAACTTGGTCTATTGTTTTGTGCTGCAACATTTCTTGCATATTGTGATCCTTCACTTACAGCACTTCTGTCAACACCACCTCTTGGATCGGCTCTACCAGATTTTCTACCAGAGGCTCTGTCTGATCTTGCAGCGTCATCACCTCTATAACCTAAAAGTATATCCGACTCAGATACAAGTTGTGAGGGGGCCGCTGGAACTTTTTCTGTAAATAAAATCTCAATACCAACCGGTCCACCATCTCTCATATTTTTTAGATCTGATAAAGGACTTATGTCAATCTCTTTGATTTTAATATTATTACCTTTGATATAATCTGTTAGGGTTTTATAACCCATGTCATCTCTCTCATAAGCGTCTATAACGTCAGCGTATGTCTCAAACTCTGGAAAATCATCCATCAGTAGTATTCCCTATCTATTCGCGGCAATGGTTCCTCCTTGTAATCTTCAGGCAGACTTACAAATCCTCCCTGTCTAAAACGCATTAACGCTTGTGTTGTACTGTCCACCAAATCGTCATGATCTCCATAAGGAAATGATGCACACTCCTCTATAACCTCATCCGCAAAGTCCTCGTCAGGAGCC